CTAATTGTATCTTTATCAACAACTGTAAATGCTGTAGTAGTAGTTCCGTTTACTGTAACTTCTACTTTAGGGCTTGTCGTTGCATTTAAAATGTCAAGTCCTAAATCAAATGTTGTTGATGTTCCATTTCCAGTAAACCGTTCTTTAGCAAACCAATTTAACTGTCCCATTGTTGTAGCCCCGTCTTTTACAACACCCGTAGCGCTTACTGTCAACTGTTTAACTCCAAGGTAAACATTTGCGCTCAATGTTGTAGACGTAGCTTTAGCATTGAATAACGTTCCGTTATCTGCTTGTATTTCTACAGACAGAACGCTGTCTCCGTATACGCCAATGATTAAAGCATCTGTTACCGAACCAGACGTATTTCCATTAGTATAAGTTATTACAGAATAGTTCCAGAGGTATCTATTAGTGGCATCCATTGACGGAAGGTCTGTAGACCACCCTGTTGTCGGACGAGTTGTTGTAGTACTAAGCGCGTAATACTCAACAATGCTAGTTATTCCAACACCTGCAGAACCTTGTTCACCCTGTGCTCCATAAGTTCCTATGATGCACGGATCTGTGTATGTTGATAAAGTGTTGCTATACTTAACTTCCTCATAGTTCCACAGATAAGGTTTATCAGGAGTTATTGTCTGGATATCTGTTGTCCACCCATCCGTTTGTCTTGTTACTCCTGTACTTACATATGTTGCTAGATAATAGTTTAGGACTGCTGTAATACTTACACCGTCTGTTCCATCGCTCCCGTCTTGACCATTCTGTGCTAGAATTACAGGTGTTGCCCATTCGTCTGGAGTAATTGTGTCTGTATTTTCTGCGGAGGCTGCTGTTGCCGCTGTAACATATAACGGGTCTGTTCCGGAAGGGATTGTGGAACTCCATCCTTCAGGAACTGTGACAAGTTTCTTTGTCGTAAAGTTGTAAGTTAAGGTAGTAGTCCAGTTAATTGTTGCTGACGTTGCACTACGTTTGTACAAGTATACAATGGCAGTATTAACACCATTAGTACCATCTGTACCGTCCTTACCATCCGTGCCATTTTGGCCCGGTGCGCCATCTTCAACTAGTTTAACAATTGAACTCCATTCAGAAGGGAGTATCGTATCAGTAGCTTCGGAACTTACCGCTGTTGCTTGAATCGAGAAACACGGGTTTCCATCAGATGCTGGGATTGTTCTTAACCATCCTGCAAGATTTCCTGATATTTCTCCTGTAGCAAAAGTATACGTTAAACTGGCTGTAGGTTTGGTCAATCCCGTATCTGTAGAAGCTCTCTTGTAAAGAAATATAGAAGCAGTATTTAGACCATTTGTACCATCAGTTCCTGGTGCACCATCCTGTCCATTCTGCCCATTTTGTGCAAGTATAACAGGTGTTGCCCACTCAGATGAGGGAATTGAATCATTACTGGTGTTG